ACGGCTACAGCTACGGAAACGGCTACGGCTACGGCTACGGAAACGGCGACGGCGACGGCTTCGGCTTGGGCTCGATAAATGTAAACACTCGCCGGAGAATCTAATGGAAGCGTTCTTTTTGGTCGGAGACGGAGACGGCAACGGCTCCGGCGACGGCTTCAACGACGGAAACGGCTACGGCTACGGCTTGGACTACGGTAACGGCGACGGCAACGGCGACGGCTACGGCCTCGGCTTCGGCGACGGTTACGGCGACGGCGACGACTACGGCGACAGCGACGGCTACGAATACGGATACGGATACGGATTCGGCGGCGGCCACGGAAACGGCTACGGAGACGGCTTCGGCTTCGGCTTCGGGGATGGCTCGATAAATGTAAACACTCGCCGGAGGAGTTGATGGAAAAGTTTTTTCCGGTCGGTCACAGCGTCGGATACGGCTTCGGCTTCGGAGACGGCAACGGCCACGGTAACGGCCACGGCGACGGCTACGGCTATGGAAACGTCTATGGCTACGGAAACGGCTACGGATATGGCTACGGAGACGGTTATGGAAATGGCTACGGCGACGGCTACGGAAACGGCGACGGCTACGGAAACGGAAACAGTTATGGCTATGGAAACAGAAACGGCTATGGTGACGGCGACGGCGACGGAACGCTAAGATTAAACAAACTTCGGAGGCCGTGACACTTATAAAAAACGCATGAATTTTTAAAATAACTAATTTATCTTTAAACACGTTATTTATATTTATAAAAACGACTACAACATGACAAAAACTGTTTATCAATTAATCGCATCTGTTGCGGCTGAAATTGCTCAAGAGGGCATCAGCAAGAGCCGCAAAAATCAATCTCAAGGTTATACATTCCGCGGGATTGATGATGTTTATAACGCGCTGGCTCCGGTTATCGCAAAACATGGCCTTGTGATCTTGCCGCGCATCGTGTCGCGGGAACTTACTGAGCGAGCGAGCGCTAAGGGCGGGGTGTTATTCGCTGTAGTTGTAGAAGCCGAGTTTGATTTTGTAAGTTCTCACGACGGGAGCAAGCACACAGTAAAAACTTATGGCGAAGCGATGGACAGTGCGGACAAAGCGACTAATAAAGCGATGAGCGCAGCATACAAATATGCGGCTTTTCAGACGTTTTGCATTCCAACAGAGGGAGACAACGATGCAGACGCAGTAACGCATCAAGTCGTGCAGCGTGCGCAAAGTATTGATCTGGAAGCATACGAAGCAAAGCATTTGCCCGCATTGCGCGAAGCATCGCTTAGCGGGGCTGATGCGCTTGCAGCAGCGTTTAACGCCCTGCCCAAAAGCCCGGAAAAAGCTGCATGCTGGCAAAAGCATGGCGCGTCTCTTAAAGCAGCAGCGCAAAAGGCAGCTGAATAATGGAACAGCGCACGGAGGAATGGTACAGGGCGCGTTTAGGAAAAGTTACAGCTAGCAGATTAGCTGACGTAATTGCAACGATTAAAACAGGAGAGGCGGCGGCGCGTGCTAACTACCGGATTGAGCTTGTGGCAGAGCGTTTAACCGGCATGAGCTCGCCTGGTTTTACGTCACCAGCTATGCAGTGGGGTATCGATAACGAGCGTGCAGCCGTGGCGGCTTACGAACTTGATACCGGGCGCATTGTTTCTGATGTCGGCTTTGTCATACATCCAGGAATTGCAGACTCCGGCGCAAGTCCTGATGGCCTGGTCGCAGATGATGGGCTAATTGAGATCAAATGCCCAGAGACTAAAACTCACATTCACACGTTGCTGCATAAAAAAGCGCCATCGCAATATATGCCACAGATTCAATGGCAAATGGCATGCACAGGGCGCTCATGGGTTGATTTTGTAAGTTTTGACCCGCGAATGCCAGATCATTTAATGCTTGCAATTATCAAAGTAGAGCGAGACCAAAGCTTAATAGAACAATATGAAAACGAAGTAAAAAAGTTTTTAGATGAAGTTGCAAACCTAGTATCAGCACTTAATGAAAGAAATCAATCATGTTGAATCAAGCGCAAATAATTGGACGGGTTGGGCGAGATCCAGAGCACAATCAAACAAATAGCGGGAACATTGTTACTTCCTTCTCGATTGCGACGACAGAACAATGGAAAGATAAGACCACAGGTGAAAAGCGAGAGGCTACGGAATGGCATCGAGTAGTCACGTTTGGCAAGCTCGCAGATATTGCTAAGGAATACGTAACAAAAGGCAAACTTGTATACATTAGCGGGAAACTGACTACGCGCAAATACCAAGCAAAAGATGGATCAGAAAAACAAATAACGGAAATAATCGCAGATAACTTAAAGCTTTTGAGCACAACAAAAGATTCAAATGATAAACAAGAAAATAAACAATCAAGAGCAAACGCAGATTTAAAAAATGATTCTTCTTTTGACAGCCTAGACGATGACATCCCTTTTTGAATATAACAAATCAAGGAAAAAAAATGAGCTGGTCAAAGTATGAGTTAGACGTTATTCGCTGGGCAGAGGCCAGGAAAATTATCCCGAACGCTACTCCAGTTAGTCAGTTGCTTAAAGCTGTTTCAGAGATGGGAGAGTTATGCGATGCGGAAGGTAAGCAAGATCATGCAGCGATGCAAGACGCGGTGGGTGATGTTCTTGTTTGCTTGATTAATTACTGTGCATTGCGCAGTCTAGATATGACGCGATGCCTTGCCTTTGCATATGAACAAATCAAAGACCGCAAGGGCACCTTGATGCCTGACGGCACTTTTGTGAAAGAACATCAAAAGACAACAATTGGCACTTGACAGGTACCACAATTTAACACACAATAACACGCATCGATAGGAACTTGTATAGGCCTTCCATGACCGATCAAAACTTAGTAAATGCTGCGCCTGATTTGCTTGCGGCATTAAAGCGGCTGCTTTCAAACTTTGAAGAGTGCAGCATCGAAAATTTAAACGCACACATTCAGCGAGAGGCAAAAAAAGCTATCGCTAAAGCAGAGGGCAAGCCTTTTTTAAACCTTGGCAATGTATGACGAACGACATAAAAATCAGGAAACTTTCGGCATCGGATGTATACGAGATAAGGTCTTTATTGAGGCAAAAAAACAACATGCTTGATTACATAGCAAAGGAATTGTCGACTAAGGCAATCGCCGAAAAGTTTGGAATTAGCAAAAGATACGTTCTAGAGATTGGGTCAAATAAGCATTGGTCACATTTGCCGGAGTAAATAATGAGTGCAGAAATTAAAAAACGCCCCAGGTCAATCATCCCGACCTGGATAGAGAGGTGCGATGTTACAGATGGCCGAGTTCCGACGCACGGGATGATCCAGGCACGTATGCAAGCTGAAATAGCAGACCTTCGCTTTGCACTAAATGATTCAATCAATCGAATTCAGTCAATCAAACAAAAGACGAAGGACTACAACTCAATCGGCCTAATTGTGTAAAAAACACTTGACAAGTTACCACAAACTATTACAATAGAGCACACTAAGAAAGAACATCAGATGGACATGAAACGAAGTGAAACGATGACAATCCGACTGCCAGTCTCTGTAAAAAAGCTTGTTTACATTCAGGCCGAGGCAAGTAGACGGAGTGCGATTAAGCAGATCCAGTTTTACGTTGAACGTGGACTAACTCAAGACGGGGTTAAGGATGAATCACAAAAACAGGATGGAGTACGTAATAAGGAATAACAAAGGCAACGTAGTTTTCTCTGGGCCGGAATCCGCATGCACATCTATTTTTTACGCATGCGGCGGCATGAAATATGGCTGGACTATAAAAAAGGAATGGAAAAGTGGCAAAAACATTAATGGCATTTTTGGCATGCGTGGTTCTAGCTGGCTGTAATACAAAAGACAATAACGCAATGGATGACGACGAGGCGCGATATTGCAGGATGGTTGAAATTTGGAAAGAAGATGCAGCCAACGGCATAAAGCCCAATCACCGCAGAGGCTGGCCTCCGTTTAATGGGGAATGTGCAAAATGATTATTTTTCAGTTTATTTGTTTAGCTGTGCTACTTGCGTTTGTTTTTATTGCTTTTATTGCTGTTGAGGCATTTGAATTTATCCCAAGATCTTGCAGTGGGGCGTGCAATCAAGGGCGGGCTGATTGCACATGTATTAACGAGATGCAATAACGCGCGGTGGAATCATGAACAGGAAACAAACGGCTTTTATTGCAGGAAATTTGCTTGCATGTTTGCTTGCTTTATCACCGGTTAAGGCATTCCCCGCCGACTCATGGTCTGGAATAGATAAGGCAAATCACTTTGCTGTGAGCGCATCAATTGCAAAACTAACAACTACCGCTTACGGGAAAAAAACTGGGATTGTGGCTGCATTAATCCCAGGAGCACTCAAGGAGTTTTCAGATCTTTACGGAACCGGAACGCCTTCGGTACGAGATATGGCAGCTAACTTAACTGGCGCTATTTTTGGTGCGATGTTGCCAGACGGATACATGGTGGCGCCTATAGATAACAAAGGGGCGATTAATGGCGCGATGATTGCTTATTATTTTGATTTGTAAACAAGGCAAAAAATTACAATACATAACGCAACGGTTTTTTTTGGGGTAATCATGAAAAAAACTGTGGTTTTAATAAGCGCTGAAGAAGCGTCAAAACGTCTCAATTTGACAGAAAAAGAAGTTGCTCATCTAGCTCATGTCAAATCAATCAAGAACTTTGTAATCAAAAACGGCAAAAAATACTATGTTAAATGGTCGATTGATAAGTACGCAATGCAGAAAGGCTGGCTAGACTTTTTACATAGAAAAGACCCGCCCGTAGTGTTGAACTGGAAGGCTCCAGGATCGCAAGCGACAAATAACCAAAATCAATAACGACACAAAACACAAAATTATTTGGCGTGATAATGAAAACACATCTTATGAAAAAGCTGCCGTTTGATTACGCTAGATGTAACGGAACGGCAGCGGAGCTATGCAAGACATGCAGACGCAAAGAGCCCGGGCATCCAAAATGGCAGCCTTACATATTGCCAAATGTAAAAGACGGCGCTTGCAAAGATTACATACAACAACTAGACATTTGAACGTGACAATAAAAAGGTTAAATCCTATGGAAAATAATTTAGATTTGTCTTGTGTCGATAACTCAGATCCTGATGCTGAAGATTTAAACTTTATATTGCAGCACTTTTGGGGGTCATGCTACTGGAGCGATCTTCTTAGAAAGTCAAAACACATTAATGAAAAAACTAAAGAATACCTGCTTGCAAAATCAAGTCAATTTGATTTATTGCAAGAAAAACTGATTCGTTTAGAAAGTGAATGTAATATAGAGCCATTAACTGATGAACAGATACAAAACTTATTCGGCGATCCTAAACCGTCAAAGAAAACAATTTTTATAACTAGAGCTGTAGAACGGGCGCACGGAATCAGAAAAACACCACAATCCGCTGATTGATGACGGCTCACGATTGGGAAGACGGCGAAGACCCAGAGAAACAGGCCGCAGACTGGTTGAACCGCCGAGCTAATTTCCCTCATTTTTAAAACAACAATAAGCGCCAGCGTTGCAAAACGCGATGCGTTTGCAAATTGCAAGACTGGGAATGAATACGGCGGTTAATTTTGAGTGAGAACGCAAACATTTCGGCGTACAGCGCGACACCAGGAGAAGTGTATTGGCGCGAGCCTGAACAACAAGCACCGCCAACCGGAAAAAAAGTTTTGCTTTTAACGCGCGGCGGCGTGGCAGTGATTGGCTTGTGGACTAAGAATGGCGGGTTTGTTGCGTGGAGCCCGTTACCTAAAAGGATCAAACGATGAAATCAAAAACACATATCACCCCAGCCGAAGCGGCGAAGCGTCTTGGTATCAGTGAACGGACGCTAGCGAACTACAGGACAGAAGGCCGGGGACCGAAATGGAAGAAAGTGGACGGCAAAGTCATGTACGAAAACGTGGCGGTGAAGGAATACCCGAGTAGACAAAAAAGGCAGTCAATGTGGGATCGCCACGAACCTGTGGTCCTTAATTGGAAAACCCCAGCAAAAACCCAACACCACGACGTGTGACAGACATGATCAACATCTTCTACCGCTACAACGCCCCGCAATGCGCTGAGCCGAAACTACACGCAAAGACAGTGCCGCTTTCAGAAGCGCGTCCAATCGTTGAAGCATTGAGCCCAGTTGCGGCGGAAATTCTTGTAGAGCACGTGCCGATGTCAAAGTTACTGCACGAATTACAAAGCGGAACTCGGCCTACGCCGACGCCTAATGCTGTGAGAATTAAATGAAAGAAAGTCTAGACTTAGAAAAACCGATGGGTGTGCAAGTCGGGGGCAATCACTACATGAAAAAAAAGATTCAGCCGGTCGAGTACATTCACGCAAACAAGCTGAATTTTCTTGAAGGTTGCATTGTAAAAAGAATCACTAGATGGCGCGAAAAACAATCTAGCGCAAGGTTTGAGGATCTTCTCAAAATCAAGCATGAAGTTGATCTTTTGATAGAAATGGAAACGCGCTATAACAGTTAGCTTGCGCACGGCAGCGGCAAAAAAATAATTATCAATGCCGCTGCATTTTCAACATTGCTATTTTGACCGCTTATCGTAGACCGACCATCCTAGGCCGGCAGCGGCAGATGCGCCCCCGATAATTGCATCAATAGTGCCTCCGTCTATGCCGTACTTAACAGCAAACCCGCCCGCTATAGCTGTCAAAATGTGGCGGGTCAAAGCTTGTATTAGTGCTGCATTCATTACTGCCTCCCTAGTTTTATCGCTTGATAAACAGTCCTACCGTTCCCACCCCTCCGGGCTTCTAATACTTCACGCCTTGGCTTTTTGCCCATATTTTCAGGGACAATCGAGACATGGCACCAGGACGAAAACTCATCGATAACCTGGTCAAATGGCAGCCCAAGTGTCACGATAGCAGTACAAATATCACGGGCAGACGCACCAGGGCAAACAATGTCAGCAGCCAGGCCGAACATATGAGCGCTTCCAGGAGCGCCATTTATTCTACGGTTTAATTCTGGGCAACGATAACCAGAGCTAACGATCAAAGGTGCCTTTAACATATCACGAAGGGGTTCTAATACTAACAAGCATAAACGCTGTAAATTAGTGACGATTACCGAAGGCGGATCGTTGTTAATGCCAAGCCTGACAGCCTCTTGTGATATTGTAAATTCTTCTAAAGAAAAATTAGGAGATAGGCGCATTATTTAATCCTGATCTGACTTTTAGCGTTTAATCTAGCTTCCAGCATTGTTATTTGTAACTGCTGCTCAACACGCTTAAGCGTTTCTAATAACTCAGACCTCATAACTGCCTGCTCCCTTACCACTGCAATATCACGTCTTAATGATGTG